TCTTCTTTAGCTTGGAACCGAGCTTCAGTTCGCAAATTGGATATTTCTTGCCCTAAGAAATTGGGAAGAGTTTGATTCAGTAAAGTGTCTAAGGCATCAGCCATATCATCCTCCGGTTTGCTGTGATTTCCACCAATCGGCTATCGACAGTGTATTCCCACTTGCTTTGTATGCCTGAGAATAAAGACTTATATAATTTTCTAATTCTTCTTGGCTTGCCTCAATACCTGTTTGTTGAAAGTATGCCAGAAGTTGATTTTTGGCGTATCTATCCTCTATCCCTCCCGGTAACTTAATATTCTTATCTATGTCATCTTGCAAGAATCCCGAAGTTGTTCCTGTTTTTGGGTCGGTATCTCCATCTCCAGGATTCATCTGGTAAATTTGCGAGACTAGATTCATTAATTTTTCGCCCCAACTTTGAGTCTTGCCACCTACCAAAGCTCTTCTACCGCCAAGATTTTCTTCTAAATTAAGTAAGCTCATATTTTTTTGTCTTCTCAATTCGTCAGCACCCTTATATGCACCAGTTCTTTGCATGCCAATTTCTTTTTGCCTAGCGCCAAAACCGCCAATTTTTTGTCCTATATTTTCCTTTATTGACCCAATGCTACTCATAAGCCCCTGACCCAAGCCATACATCCCGGTTTTCAATTTAGTACCTATATCGGATGTTTGTTGCTGACCGTATTTGTTAATAGCTCCGTATGCTTCGGAAATTTTTGTAGGGTCAAATTGCTCAAAACCGCCAAAAAGCTCGCTGAATCTTTTGCTTTGAGCTTCATTAAATCCAAATAGCCCCGGAAGATCCTCTGCGCTAGCTGTATAGTATTTCCACTGGTTTTCACCTACACCAGCTTTTCTTAATAATTCTTGTATTTCTTGGTCAGTCATTTTATGATCTCCATTTATTTAATAGTTCGAGCAAGCCTTGTGGTAGACCGTATGGATTTTCCATATACCCCTGATCGCCACCTCCAAGAATACCTGATATTTGCTTATTTGTTCTTGGAGCAGAACCTGTTCTTGAATATTGTTTTGGGAATATACTTCTAAAATTTGGATTTTCTAAAACATTCCTAACTGATCCACCATATCCTCGTGGCCCTTTAAGTTTAAATGGGTCTTGTCCTCCAACAACCGACGAGAAATCCTTCGTACCGAAGTTTTTCCCAAAAGCTTCTTGGGATATTCCACTAGCGGCTCCTCCATCAGCGCCCACTTTAGCCTTACTAAGATTTGCTATATATTCATCCATCAAAGTTTTTCGTCTTGACGCTTCAGCTGCCTTTATTGATTCAAAAATCCCTTCTCCCGATCCTATATCTTTAAGTATATCACCTGCGTATTCTGGAGTAAATCCAGCAGCTTTTGTTTGATAAGACGTAAAGGCATCGGTAAGTGCGTTTATAGTTGCTGTGTCATCAAACGTCTTTTCAGCATCACTTAGAAAATCTTCAATTGTTCTGGCTTGAGACCCTAATTTTTTCGCAGAAGTGGAATGGAAAAAAGTATCTGGCGCTTTTGTTTCCAATGCTCTGAATGGGTCTTTTACCCTTTCACCAAACGGAGAAGACAAAGTAAAACGATGGGTTTTAGTATACTTTTGTAATGGTTTGCTAACTAAAGCGCTAATCGGCTTGCCAACCATAAAGTCAATAAACTTAAGAGCCAATCTTGATGCACTACCGCGTTTCTTTGCTTGACCCATCCCTCTTTCGCGTTCCTTCGCTTCTTCTTCCAAGGCAATTTCATACTCTCTTAAGGCTTTTAAATCATCGGCTCCAGCCTTTGTAAGTTTCATTCCCTTCACTCCAAATTCTGATCTTTGCCCGCCCTCTATTTGTTGCAATAATTCTGCTAATGTAGCCATACTAACTCCTTGTAAATTCTAAATAATACCAAGCACCAAGCTCTTTTCTATATAGCCTTAGCTTACCATCTGGTGTCTTAACAATCCTTTCCTCACCGTCGTTCCCAGAACTCGTGGAAGGATATCCTCTTTGCAATTTAGTCGCAACCGCTTTAGAATTGTATAAAAATCTTTTTTCTCTATCGATTGGCATTTATGATCCCCTTGTATACGCAACTCTTTTATTAGACATTGGTCTATACTCTACCGCAATATTATTAATATTATAAATACTGCTTCCACTTGCACTAATAAATATTTTAAAAGAAGATGCTAATTTTGGTTCAGGAAAACCACTATTCATAAAATTAAATCTATTTATATCCATATCTCCAGAAGTTGATGGAAGTGTTCCAATAGTTGCTGTACCCTGCGCTACTCCTTTATCGTCCGTATAAGAATAAACTACTATGCCAGCTGCGCTACTACTATATTCAATAATAACTCCATATATTTTTTTTACTATATTTGGCAATCCAAAATCATCATCTTTTAACGCTATAGTCAAAGTAGTCCCAGCATCTGGTTCGCCATCGTAAGAAACTATTTCAGTTAAACCAGTTACAGCGGTCATCTTATTATATGCATCTGTTATAATATTACTTTTATTTGAATCGGCAAATAAATCTTCTATGAAAGTAAATGCGCCATTATTAAGATTGCAAACATAGGCATCGCCATTATCGGATGCTTCATTATTTGCGTCCCTCACAACACATAAATGTTTATTTACAGGTTCATATCCAATCATTGTGTCGCTGTTGACAAAATCTTTCCAATCTGATTCAAGTATTTTAGTTTGTAAATTAGTAATTTTCGATCCATCATATAAATACAAACCATTTTTATTTACCCAACAAACTCCTGCGCTTGTTTTGACTACCGCTGCATTAAATTCAACTCCTAAATTCTTATGTTCAGATTCTAAAAACCATTGAGTGTCAGAGCCACTGCCAATATTAACAACATACAAGGTTCTTTCTTTGAAGGCAAGCAATCTATCGGCAAAAGATTCAAGCTTAATAAAACTTTCTCCATCATTAGTCCCTATATCAATAAAATTTATAGGAGGGAATGTATCAAATCTATTAATTTCACTATACATTAATCTATCAGATTTAACTTCAGTCTGTCCAGAGTCATTGACAGATTTAACATAAGCTATAAACTTTCTTCTATTAGCGACTACGCTTGTCTTGTATCCTTCTCCTGCAGCGCCAACAGACAAAGTTGAAAGATCAGAAGGATATCCATTAATCGTAGCATACGTATCTACATTGTTCTCTGCAATATTGACACCGCAATCCAAATAAGCAGCTTGAGCGTATGTCGTTTCCCATCCAGTATAATCTGAATCTAAAGTTGTTCTACATCCATTCGTTAAAGATATATCTATTAAAAATTGCCACTCGCCTTTTTGGGTACTATCTCTACAATAAATTCTTCCCCCTGTAACCCTATCGGCATATCCATGAGACGCAATAACAGTACAACCTAAGTATTTACTAGCTGCTACAACAATAGTCCCCGTCATAACGGTGGGTAACGATTCTTGATTTCCATCATATATAAAAGTTTGAGCAAATTCATAAGTAGCAGCTGTAAAGGTTCCGGTTCCTGTTACCACCACTTCCAGATTAAAACCTAAACCTGCATCTGGGGCAATTTGTCCAGTAACTGAAGAACCCACACCCCATGATTCTGTTGAATCTAAAACAAGTGTAGTATTATCATTTCTCGATGCAATCCCTTGCACTTCACTACCGTCTTCATTTATAGCTACATACAGACCAGCGTCAAACTGAACATCAAAAGTGCTAGTGTAAGTTGTCCCGCCAATTCCTATATTTAGATGAGGGGAGCCTGCGCTTGTAAACTCTAATCCCCTTGCCACAGTTAAGACTGGAGCAACAATTCCAGTACCAGCTGTTCCAGCAAATGGAGCCAAAGGAGGTGCGCTAGCAGTTTTCCAACCAGTTACATTTTGCGCACTACCTCCACTAACATTTAACTGACTACCATCTCCATCTATCCATAATTTTCTAGTTATATAACCATACCATTTAACCGCATTCCCAGCTCCAAAATTGGTATCACATATCCTTACAACGCCATCTGCTAAATCATATATGACAGCACCGCTAGCGGTGGAGCCTAAGTCTATATTGCCTCCAGTCCCCCTATTTACCCAAGACCCGCCAGCGTCAAAAATATCTATTTGTGTATCCGAATCATCATCTGTATCTGCTAAAAAAGTTCTAACAGTGGGAGTATTTGTACCGCCAGCATTATAATCAAATGTAGCCTGAAATAAGCCATAACCAGCAACCGTAGCATCTACACTTGGATCTGTATAATTAGTATCATTATCAGCGGCTTTTCCGCAAGACTTTATCATACCAAATTCGTCTATAACAACATTGCTTGCTATCGATAACTCAGTATCCCGAATAGACCTAACATGATCTTTAGTATTTAAACCACCATCAAATCTATCATATGTTTTAAATTGTTTTGGCATTATTCCTTTAACTCGAAATGAACTAAATCATCAAATTTATTATCTTTAGTTTGGGTATCCATATCCCAGTCGCCGCCCCATCTTATCCTTAAACCCATCTGCTTCGCCGTTCCTAATACGTACCCTGCAAAGTAGTGGAACCTATCACGGTCATTCCAATCTATCGGGTATGGCGCAACATCCACAGCAACACTCGGAGACGCATTGTGTTTACCGTAAGGAAACTTGATTTTACTATTCCCTTTATTATATGCTTCATCTTGTTTCTTTTGACCCCTATGTCCTTCTATAATCGTACAGTCAAAGTGTTTAACAACCTCATTGAATAATTCTTGTAACTTTGAATGGCAAGTATTTAATCTATTTTTAGACCTTTTGCTAAATCTTGGCATCTTTAATGAACTTTTTAATTTGTCCCCAAAGGATATCATCTGCTTTGTTTGGGCTCGCCTTAACAGCCATGTCACCAACTTTGATAAGAATTGCCTTAATATCGTACTTTTTAACATGCCTAGCAACTTCCTTTTCAATTAGTTGCCATACATCTACTTTTTTTAATTTTTTACTTAACCAGCTCACTATTTCCCCACTAATTTATATATAGCCTTCTTTACAGAAGTCCAAATTAAGTCATCCCATTCACTTGGGCTTAATGCCACTACTTTATCCACTACCAATAGACAAATAGCATACAGCTCCCAATATTCAACTAAATTCGCAATTGCTTGTTCCATATTACCCTTTCGTATTAAATAGCCAACCTATAAGACCGCCAAATACAACTGAAATGACAGACCCTATAGATTCTAAAGCTGAAGTTTTTTGTTCTAAAATTCTTACGCGGCCATTTTGTTCTTTAACTAAATTCTTAATTTCATCAGCTATCTCTTTAATATAATGAATATCACTATTTTGCTTGGCGCTCATAATGGTCAATTCCTCTAGTCTAGCTTGCGTATCT